TATCCTGCGCAGTTATGGCAAATAGACGCTTCATTGTTTGGCCAGTTCACAACGGTTTCAAGACTTTGCGTGGACTTTGTGCGCGAGATGTTAGCCAATTTTGAAAAGGTCACAGTTATTGCTGAGTGGGGAAATCATGGGCGAATTGGCGGCAAGCGCGCAGAAGTTCCTAAATCTGACAATGTGGACAGAATGGTTTATGAAATGAGCCGCCAAATCCTTGCAGGCGAAAAGCGTTTAACCTGGGAAGATTGCCCTGAGGACATTCAAGAAGTTGAAATTGGTAATTACCGCGCCCTACTAATGCATGGTGACGAGTTAGGCCGTTCAGGATTTGCAAGCCCTGCCGCATGGATTGCAGGTGCTAACCGTTGGAAAGCAGGCGCACATGATTACGATTTCCACGACATTTTCTTAGGTCACTACCACCGACATGCACAAGAGCCAATTCAAAAACACTACAACATTTATTGGACAGGATCAACGGAGTCAGATAACCGCTATGCCCGTGACTCAATGGCCGCTAGTGGAAAACCATCACAGCGTTTGCATTTTGTAGATCCAATTAAAGGCAGAACAACAGCCCAGTATCAAGTTTGGTTGGACTGATGGCGCTTGAGCCAATTAGAGAAGTAGTTAGCGACAATGCCAAAGAGCGCGCAATGGCCGTGTTCTTACAAGAAATTATGAATTGGGAACTTTTCCCTACCCCTAAATTTTATTTTACCGATTTTCACATTTTGCAACTGTATGACAATGGGCGCAAGAACTACATTGGGGATCTTGAAATCAAATGGCTAAACATACCTAGCAATGTTCCCGCAATTTTCCCGTTTAATAAATTACAACAAATGATGATTGCCCCACCATACACAGATAGCCCCAACTCATTCCATAGGATTTGTTTTAGATTTACTGATGGCGTTTTAATGTTGCCAGTCAAAGAATTGGCTTGCCTACACCCTGAGATACACACGCGGCGCGATACTAATGAAACGGATTTAGTTGTGAAAGTGTCTGTTTCTGATTACACAAAATACTTCAAGCCAATTGTTGTTGCTGAGCCTTAATCTTCATCATCATCTGAATAGTCAGAGGTGATCAGGCGCATGTCAGAAACATCTACGCCCGCTTCAACGGCTTTATCCATAGCGTCTTTGAATGTTGATAAGCAACGCCCTGTTAAATCGCTAACCATGTCAGGATAAGTTGCTTCTGTTCCCAGTTCAACCATAAGGCCGCCTAAGCGGATTGAGATTTGTGAATAAGCCATGTTTCCTCCTGGCCTCAAGTATGGCATTTCCGACACGCCAGGAACATAAATTACGGGGTGCTTGTGTTTGTCAGTGGCTTTTGGTTCAATTCTCCTACACGGGCTAGTTAGCCCCAAACAGGAAGGTTACAAATGGCAAGTTACAAAGGCCCACTAGATTACATTGATGTGGCAACAAGAATTATTGAGTTCAGAGAAAAGTTCCCGCATGGTTCATTACAGTCATGGAAAGACCCGTATGTAATTGAAGTTAAAATGCCTGACGGATCTATTAAAAGTTACATGGTTTACAGCGCGGCGGCATACCGTTCCCCTGATGACTCATTGCCAGGCGTAGGTTGGGCATACGAGCCAATTCCAGGGCCAACCAATTTCACCCGTGACTCTGAACTACAAAACGCTGAAACAGCCGCCTGGGGGCGCGCAATGGTGGCCGCTCTTGCAGTGGACACAAAGAAGGGCATTGCATCATCTGAAGAAGTACGCAACCGCCAAACAAAAACAACTGAAGCGCCACAAGCCAAAGCACCTGAGCCTAAGCGCGTATTTACAGAAGAAGAAAGAGCGCAAGCGTTTGCAGTTTACACATTAGTTGAAACTAAAAATAGTGAAAAAGAATTAGAGCATCAATGGAAAGAAAATTTTGATTTGCTTGAAGTTGAGATTGGTGGCGTAACTTTGCGTAATCACATTTTGGCGCGTAGGGCGGCTATCAATGGATAACAAAGTCATAATTGCGCAAAATGCAAAATTAACATCAGTAGCGGCGGCTATGAAAGCGTTGCCTAGAACTGGATCAATGCGCCGCAAGGTGTATGAGTACATTGTGGGCCAGGGTTTGCGTGGCGCTACTGATCAAGAAATAGAAAAAGCATTAGGTATTGATGGCAACACAGTGCGCCCTACCAGGATTAGCCTGATTAAAGATGGTTACATTGTTTGGGCAGGCACATTCAGAAAAAATAAACACAACAATGACTGCTTGGTTTACCGCGCAGTAGAGGAAGGAATGATGCTATGAGTAAAAAAGAAAACAAGTTTGAACCATCAAACGGATTAAAGGTGGCAGTTCATTTCAACATCATTGCAATCCGCGCAGTGGCTCAAGAGTTAGACATGTTTCCTGAAGTTCTTGCTGAAAAGTTAGACAGTGCAGGATTTATGCTTGTGCCTGATCCTTTCAACATGTCATCAGATGCAGGCAAGGTCATTGTCTTGCAGAACAAGCGCGAGAATTCAAACATCAGTTTGGTAAAAGAGGAAACAGTTGATGAGTGAAATTATTACGCCCGCAATGGTGGAGCAAAAATTACGCGGCCTTTCCAAAGAAGTAGATGAAGCGCACAAAAATCTTGTAGAGGTTGAAACGATTTACCACAGCATCAAGGCAGAGTATGAAATTGCTATGGCTAAATCTCGTATGACTTTTGCAACTCAATCATCACCAACTGGTAAAAATTACACAGTTGGAGAGCGTGAGGACATGGCGCTTATTCAAAATGAAGAATTGCACAAAGATTTGTCAATTGTTCAAGCCAAAGTTTTAGCCACACGCGCTAACACCAACAGGCTCAAGATGCAGGTGGACATTGCGCGCTCTGTTGGTACATCAGTGCGCACAAGCATGGATTTAACATGATGACTTTTTGGATTGCACTTTTTATTGGTTTGTTGATGGGCTATTGGTTGTATCCGTTGCGCATGGCGTTTAGGCTGTACAAAATAAGTAAAAAAATTAAGCAATTGGAAATTGATCACATGACAATGATGGAAGATTTACGCGGCAAACAATGGAATGAGGATAATTTGTGATTGACTTTCAGGAAATGATTACAAAAACCCTGGTTGCAAATGACAATTCAAGGGCTAGATCACAACAAGTAGCCATTGGGCCATCTGCAATTGGTGGGTGTCACCGCAGGCTATGGCATGACATTGCACAAACTGAGCCAACAAATGTTGGTGACAAGTTGGGAGCAATCTTGGGAACTTACATTCACACAGGCATTGAAGAAGCCATCAGGCAAGAAGATCCGTTTGGCGTTCAGTATGAGTTAGAAATTGCCGTAGAAGCCAATGGTGTACCTGGGCATGTGGATTGCTACGACAAGATTAACCACACGGTAATTGATTGGAAAACTATCAAGAAAGGTAGTGGCCGCTACTTTGGCGCAAACAATAGGCAACAGGTTTGGCAAATTCATTTGTACGGTTATCTGCTCACACAAAATGGTTACACGGTAAAAGATGTAGCCCTTGTTGGTATCCCGCGTGATGGCAAAATGTCAGACATTTTGGTGTACGCGCAACCGTATGACGAGCAAATTGCATTACAGGCTTTGGAGCATTTAGAACAAACGCGTGAAATGGTTGCTCAACAACTTAAGCCACGGCCTGAAAAACCTTTAGCATTTTGCGCAGACTTCTGCCCCTACTACGATCCGACAGGAGAAGAAGGTTGCCCAAGTACACAGAAGTAAATTGGGAAGATGCAGAGTGTAGGCGATTAGAAGTTCACACAGATTTGTTTTACGACATAGAAGAACAAAGATCTGTTGATGCTTATGATCACATCAATGCAGTGCGATCTATTTGCGTCTCTTGCCCTATTTGGAAAGATTGTTTAGCATACGCGTTCCAAAATGAAAATTACGGAATGTGGGGCGGCATGACTAGCCAGGAGCGGGCAAGCATTGATGAACCTTTGAAGTATCCAAATCAACGCATCAGAGGGCTACACGCATTAAAACAAATGGGAGTTTCATTAGACATAATCAAAGAATGTAAGGGGGCAAAATGACTTCTTTGCCATACATGCAGTTGTATGTTTCTGATTACCTGGCAGACACAGCACACCTGACAGCGCAACAACATGGCGCATACATGCTTTTGTTAATGAATTACTGGCAACGCGGCAAAGCGTTGGACAACACCAATGAGCGTTTATCGCATGTGGCCCGTCTTAACCCTGAAGAATGGGCAGAGGCTAAGCCAACGCTAGAAGAATTTTTTATTGTTGAAGGTAATTTATGGACTCATGCCAGGGTAGAAGATGACCTTGAAAAAATCCGTGAAAAGTCTGCAAAGGCATCATTTGCGGGCCGTAAATCAGTTGTTGCGCGTGGATTGAACGAGCGTTCAACAAACGCTGAACAATCGTTGAACCATAAAGAGGAAGATAAAGAGGAAGATAAAGATAAAGACATAAACAAAAAAGATTTGTTTGTGGATTTTTGGAATGTCTATCCTTTGAAGGTGGGAAAAGGTGCGGCACTTAAAGCATTTGAAAAAGCAATCCGTACAACTGATGCAGACATAATCATTAAAGGCGCTCTAAGGTACAAATCAGACCCAAACAGAGTGCCAGGGTACACAGCACATGCCGCTACCTGGTTAAACGCGCAGAGATGGCTTGATGACCCTTTGCCGCCCCGTAATCTTTCTCCCGCAGAAATCAAGGAAAAAGAATTACAAGATGCAAGAGCAAAAGCAGAACGAGAACGAGTGGAGAACGAAGCATGGTTCAGGGAGCAAGAAGAACAAAGGTCACGCGCAGTTCCACCACCCGCAGAACTCAGAGAACTTTTGAGAAAGAGTTTTACAAAATAACTCAAACATTAACTGTAACTGTTACACTTGATGTAACCATTACAGGAGGAACTATGACTAAGCAATTAGTTAATCCCGCAGTTGTTCAACCAGGTGACCATGTTTTAGATAAAGGACATGACCTCATGGTGAAGTACATACAAGGCCCTGATTATTTTGGCGTTTATGATTTTCATGGCGTTAATGAAACAGGTGCAGAACAAATTGCAACAGCGCAGGATTTGATTACACTGATTAGGTGATTACTTTTCAAGTAGATGGCCAACCAGTTCCGCAAGGATCTATGAAGGTCATCAACGGGCGTGTTATTCATGCCAAAGGTTCAGAACTGGCCGCGTGGCGTTCTGCCATTGCTTTGCGGGCTAGAGAGGCAGGGGCAAAGCCTCACCTTGAGCCAGTGGAGATAGACATGATTTTCACAATGATGCGCCCAAAGACTGTAAACCGCCCTGAGCCGTCAGTAGCCCCTGACCTGGATAAACTGGTCAGAGCAGTCCTAGACGGCCTTACAGCCATTGCCTACCGTGATGATGGGCAGGTTGTACGCCTGACCGCGGCTAAGCAGTACGGGGTCAATCCTGGGCTTTGGGTTCAAATGTGGGCCAAAATGCCCGCTTAGGCGGCGCGACACGCCAAAAAGATTTTTAGAGCATTTGCCACTTTTTTTGCCAAATACCTGATTTGTAGTGTAATTTATTCCTTGTAAGGGAGATCCACTCCCAAAGGAAGAAGGCACAAAATGACTGAAAACTTAACACCAGCACAAAAAGCAAAGCGCACACGCTTGCACAAGAAGGCTTACGCAGTTATGGATCAAGCAGTTGCACCACAGTTCAAAGAGTGGGAAGCGGCTTTAAATCGCAATTGCCCAATCCGTGACCGTTACATTGCAAAACTAAAAGCAGAGCGTGACGCGGCTATTGCAGAAATCAATCGCAAGTATCAAGAAGATTATGAAATTCAAATAGCGCAATTTGAACACATGATGAAGCCAACACAAGATGCTTACGAAAAAGCGCGTGAAGAAGCATGGGTTGTTTACCACGAAACAATGAAGGCAGGTAACTAATTATGACTACAACAAAAGTTAATCTTAATCAGTTTATGACAGATGTTCACAACGGCACAGGTTTTACATTTAACACTTTTCACACAATGTTCCGTTATGTAAATGAGCGTTATTTTGGCCGCACTTTGTACACACAAATTAAAAGCGGACAAATTACGGTTGATGAAGTTGTAGCAATTATGAAGGGGGCAATGTAATGGCACTAACAAGTAAAGATCTACAAATTATCAATCAAGCGCTTGCTCAGTATGAAGCAACGCTGGAAGATGGCCCAGGTAATCCTGCTTACGATTATCACAAAAAAATGTACGGTAATTGTGAAAAAACTATTGAGGCAACACGCGCCCGCGTGTGGAAAGAAATTAACAAGCGCGAGAGGACATGTGTGTGAAGTTCAAGGTAGAGATGACGGTGGAGTTCAAAGATTTTGTAATTCCACCTAATAAAAGCCAATCAATGATCAATGGCATGCAACGCGAGCAGGTAGCGTTTGCATTACAAGATAAATTGGCAGGCATGAATTTGCAGATCCACAATGTCTATAAGCAACGATCCTAGATGCATTTGGTGCGGAACTTATGGCTCGCCTGCAAATTTTGTAATTGTATTTGAAGCAGTAGAAGGCAATGCACTTAGCGAGTGCGAGTGGTGCGGCACAACGGAATACTTTAGAAGGAGGGCAAGCAATGGAAAAGAAGATTAAAGACTCAATCACAACACGCGGTTGGTTAGTTATTTGGTTAGGAGTATTGGCGTTTACCATTTGGTTTACAACAGCAACGGCTGATGTTTGTTATGTAGGAGAGCAAGGCAACTGGTTAGGTTATGGATCATGTTCAGCAATGATTGATAGCGTGGTGGGCAAATGACACCTGAAGAAGTAATTAAAAATCATTTAGAGCCAATTCAAGATGTTTTAACAACATGGATTGAAGGCCCGTATGTAGCAAAAATGTTGGCTGACCCTGAAACGCGTGAGCGCTACATGGGTTTTGTGGAAGGCATCAGATTAAGCAGGGCTAATGTAATTCAAGCAATTATCAACTTAACGCCACAGGAGGAAGAAGAATGATGTTCATTGCAAGCGTAATTATTGTGACTCTTTTGGGCGTTGTAATCAGTGAGATTTGCTATAAAATAGAGCAGTCCTAAAAATAACCTGAAAGGGGTAAAGAAATGGACAGTTTAATAAATCGTTGTATGTGCGGTAGTTGGGTTTACGGTAACGCCGCTTGCGAAGTGTGTAGAAAGTTGGCGAAAGGCTAAAGCCTGAAGCGTCTAACACAAATCCTTTTAAGCGCCGCATTAGCGGTAGGAATTGTGTTTGCTTCACCTGCGGCGGCTCAAGCACCTAAATTACAATTGCATCAAATGCCGCCAAAAGTCATAGCACTTGAGATGGTGAAGAAAAATTATCCTGATCATAAGAAGCAATTTGCCTGCCTGGAACAATTGCTTTACAAGGAGAGCGGGTGGCGCGTAAATGCGCTTAATCGCTCATCAGGCGCATTTGGGCTTTTCCAGTTCTTGCCGTCCACATGGAAAAATTACAAGTATCCTTACATGCCAAAAGACGCTTACACGCAAATTAAGGCTGGCTTGCGCTATGTGTATAAGCGTTATTCCACACCTTGCGGGGCGTGGGAGTTTTGGAAAAAACAGGCTGGCCCTGACATGCACGGAGGTTGGTATTGATGACTACATCACCATTTGGCCTGCCGTTACGCGTTGATCTTCCTACGGTAGATCCTACTGAATGGGAAGATGAAGAAGAAGATGGCGATTGATAAAAAGGTTGTTGCTACCGTAATTAACAGGGCTAATGGCTATTGTGAAGTCTGCGGTGGCCCTGGCTTAGTTGAGAACATGGCCTTGCATCACCGCAAACTCAAATCCAGGGGCGGCAAAGACACCGTTTCCAATCTCATCTTGATCCATCACGGTTGCCATAATCTAAAAACAGATAGTATTCACCTTAAGCCTGCAAGCGCAGAGCAAAAGGGTTGGATTGTGCCTTCTTACAAAGAGCCACATGAATTTCCTTTTGTGAAGCCTGATGGTTCAATTGTATTACTACAAGATGACGGCACTGAAGCCGTGATGATGGAAGGTGACTAATGAACATAAGTGTTAAAGGTAATTTAGGCAGTGACCCTGACCTAAAGTTTTCTAAGAACAACACCGCGTACTGTAATTTTTCATTGGCTTACACACCGCGCAAGCAAGTTAATGGTGAGTGGCAAGATGGCGAAACAATGTGGTTCAAGGTTATTGCATTTGGTACAAAGGCTGAAGCAATCGCAGACACTTTTAGAAAAGGTGACACAGTTTTAGTAACTGGTGAATTGGCACAAAGCACATACACCGACAAAGAAGGAAATGAAAAAACTTCTATGGAGATTACAGCCAAAGAAGTAGGTTTAGTTCCTAAACTGGGAAAGCCAAAGGCACAAGCAACTAAGGAGGCAACACCGTGGTAGATGATCTAATGAGCGCGGCAGAAGTATGCGAACGCTTAGGAATTACATTAAATAACTTACGACAGATCCAACACCGTAAGACACTTACATGGGTGCAGAAGTCAGGCCGTAATGTGTTTTACACAAAAGCAGATGTTGAAAACTATTTTTCAAAGCGCCAGGAGCGTAATCAAGGCTAACATCTTCATGTGATCGTCATTGAAGAAGAAGTAACCGTGGCTCAGATAGATGAATGTCTGAGTCATGTTTACGCCATGCTGAAAACAGATGAATTTGGCAACCGCATGGATTGGCGCAAAAAAGAGATGCTTACAGAGCAGTTAGATGAATTGCTTGATGCTCGTATCAATCTTGTAAGAACAGGTAAGCCATGAACAACACACCGTTTGATGGAGTATTGCTTTTTATTGTTTTGAGTTTGTTTATTGCAGTAGTTGCAATGTCGCTAGGAATTAGATAAGTTACGCGTACCTGACCCCACCGTGGGGTTGAGTGCTGGACACAGCCCCTATTCACAACGAGTAGGGGTTTTGTTCACAACTAGGGGGGCAAAATGAATTTAGGCAAATTTGATTGTGCAACAGGACTAATAAATGTTTTGTATCAAAAAGATGACTTAGTTGTAAGAAATGCCCGCGAAATTGACATTATGTTTATTGATAAATTACAAAAAGATAATTCTTATGCTGTTGGATTTATTCAAAAAACCGTATGGGATAAGTATGTTTTTGGCGGAGAAAGAAATTTTGTTGTATTTATTTGCGAGAAGAACAATGACCCTGTTGGGTACATTCTCTTAACACCAGGCAAAGGCCACCACACTTACACGCGTATTCAGCAAATCGCAGTCAGAGATGACGCAAGACGATTAGATTACGGTTCTGCGCTTATAGCCGTTGTAAAAGATTTTTGCCAAACATTTCAAAGAACAGGTACACGCTTGAGATGCCGTACAGATTTAGAGTCTAATAGTTTTTGGAAAGCATTAGGTTTTAACAAATACGGTGTGTGGCAAAAGGGTATGATTAACCATGTAGGCTTTAAGGCTTCAGCCGACATAAACTTATGGCAAATAGATTTGAATGATAATTTATTAACGCTTTTTCCTTCAGAAGAAGAAGAATTATGGATACCGTCTGCTACCAGTAGTAACCTTAAAGCCAGGTAATTCAACTTGCAGGAAACTTTTTGAAACATTAACATGAACACATTATGGTAGAAAATACGCGTAATTTAGTAGAAAAAGAAACAACCATAATTGAGTTGCGCCATGAAGGTTATGTGTGGCGTGAGATTGCAGTTATGGTGGACATGAGCATTGCAGGCGTTGTGAAGGCTTACAAGCGCGCTCTTACGCGTCACCCTGTTGCGGCAATAGAAGAACACCGTGAACTGGAATTAGATCGCCTGGATAATCTTCAGCGTACCTACTGGCAACCTGCGGTGGCTGGCAATCTAAGAGCGGCAGATTTTGTTTTACGCGTAATTGATAAGCGCGCAAAGTTACTGGGATTAGATGCACCATTGAAGGTACAAGCAGAGGTGGTTACTTATGACGGATCAGACCTGGACAGAGAAGTTGAACGAGTCGCAAGAATTATTGAAGCCTCAACAGTTGGAGGGGTTGCAACCATCACAGAACTCACGGATCAAGGCGAGCCGTTGGGTATGGAAGAACAAACTGGCGCGGAAGGAACAACTACCGCCTGAAGGTGACTGGAACATTTGGCTTGCAATGGCAGGCCGTGGATTTGGCAAAACAAGATTAGGCGCTGAAGAAATAGCCTGGCAAGCAATCGTTCAACCCGCTACCAGGTGGGCTGTTGTTGCCCCTACATTCTCAGATGCTAGAGATACATGTGCAGAGGGTGAGTCAGGCATTGTTGCCGTCTTACAGCGTTATCAAATGCTTCAGAATTACAACCGTTCTATTGGTGAGATCTTGCTTAAGAACGGTAGCCGCATAAAACTGTTTAGCGCAGATAACCCTGAACGCTTTAGAGGCCCACAACATCATGGCGCTTGGTGTGATGAGTTAGGTGCATGGCGTTATCAAGATGCCTGGGATCAATTGCAGTTTGGCCTACGCCTGGGAAAAAAACCGCGTGTAATTGTTACTACTACGCCGCGTTCTACCGCTCTCATACGCATGCTTGCAGGCCGTACAGATGGCTCAGTAGTAATTACCAGGGGAAGCACATTTGATAACGCTAAGAACCTAGCCCCTAGCGCATTGATGGAGTTGCAAGCGCGTTACAACGGTACGCGTTTAGGCCGCCAGGAACTTTATGGAGAAATCCTTGATGATGTTGAAGGAGCATTGTGGACTAGAGGTTTAATTGACCGCACACGCATTGCAACAGCCCCAACTATGGCCCGCATTGTTGTAAGCGTTGATCCTGCCGTAACTAACTCAGAGAAGTCAGATGAAACAGGAATTGTTGTTGTTGGATCTACCTCAGATGGCCAGGGCTATGTGCTTGGTGATTACTCATTTAGAGGTTCACCGTTGCAGTGGGCTACAAAGGCAGTAGAACTATTTGACGCATACAAGGCTGATGCTGTTTTGGTGGAAGTAAACCAGGGCGGTGACATGGTGGGCGCAGTGTTGAAGCAAGTACGGCCTACCTTGCCAATTAGAGAAGTGCGAGCGCATGTGGGTAAAAAACTACGCGCTGAACCAGTAGCGGCTATGTATGAGCAGGGGCGTATTCACCACATTGGAGAATTTGCAGAGTTAGAAGATCAAATGTGTACCTGGACTGTTGATGAACCTAATTCACCTGACCGCATTGATGCAATGGTGCAGGGTTTTAGCGATTTGTTAGGAAAGGTTACGGTTAGTAATTACTTTAACGCTATTGCTAATCATTGCCCTAAGTGTGGCTTGCCTATGCCTAAATCATTTACACATTGTTCTGCGTGTAGAACCGCTATGATTGTGACAAATTCTGAGGTGGCACAAGGAGCGTAATGGCTGACAATTACAACACAATAATTGATCAAGGCGCTGACTGGTTTCGCAATTTCTTGTACACACAACCTGCAACGATTACAAACGCAGTAGGCAATGGCACAACTGTTACATACACCGCAGAAAACGGATTTAGTGCAGGGCAAACTGTTTACATTGAAGGCATCATGCCTAGCCAATACAACTTAGGTAATGTAACGATTGCTTCACGCACCTCAACACAATTTACTGTTACAAACGCGGCTACTGGTTTATACATTCAAGGTGGAGATGCACTAAGCGCAGTGGACATTACTGGCTACACAGCCCGTATGCAGTTGCGCTCGCTACCTAATGACACCGTTGCAGTTTTAACGCTTACAGAAACAAGCGGCATTACAATTGATGGGCCTAGTGGAACTCTTGCAGTTCGCGCAACAGCGGCACAAACGGCGGCAATAATTGCAGGCCCTTACTATTATGATTTAGAGATAACATCACCTACTGGTGTGAAAACACGACTTGTTCAGGGTGAATTAAATGTAAACGCAGAGGTGACAAGATGACATACAACCCAAATAACTTTTTGAATAATCCAAACCCTGTTGGAACTCCAAATGTCATTGTTGTTACACCTGGCCCTATGGGGCAACAAGGCGCACAAGGTATTCAAGGCATTGCAGGTAACTTCTCTGCTCAAGGTACGCAAGGTACACAAGGTTTACAAGGTGGCGGATTTAATCAGGCACAAGGAACACAGGGTTTACAAGGCCCACAAGGATTAACTGGTGTTCAAGGTACAAATGGTTTGCAAGGTGTACAGGGCGCACAAGGCACAACAGGTATTCAAGGCCAAACTGGTATTCAAGGCGCATTTGGTGTTCAAGGAACTAACGGAACACAAGGCACATCAGGAGCGCAGGGAGTTGAAGGCGTACAGGGTGCAACAGGTACACAGGGTTTAGTTGGCGTACAAGGAACTAATGGTGCGCAAGGTATTACGGGTACACAAGGAGCAACTGGTACACAGGGCTTGCTTGGTATTCAAGGTTCTATTGGTGCGCAAGGCATAACTGGCACAAACGGAACTCAGGGCGCGACAGGTACACAAGGCGTAACAGGAATTCAAGGCACACAGGGAACGCAGGGTGTGCAGGGCTTACTTGGTAATGTTGGAAATACTGGAACACAGGGAACAACAGGATCTCAGGGTTTAACTGGATCTCAAGGCGCTATTGGCGATACTGGTTCACAGGGAACGCAGGGTGTTCAAGGTATTACTGGCGTACAAGGTTTAACTGGTGCGCAAGGAACACAAGGAATTCAGGGCCATGACGGAACACAAGGATTAACTGGTGTTCAAGGAACTACGGGCGCACAAGGAACGATAGGCGCTCAAGGAACTGATGGAATACAAGGTTTAACAGGTATTCAAGGATCAACAGGTGCGCAGGGTTTAACTGGCTTACAAGGCACAACAGGTTCTCAAGGACTTGATGGAATTCAGGGAACTGTTGGAGCGCAAGGAACTCAAGGCGTACAGGGAATTACTGGTAGCCAAGGTGTTCAGGGCTTAAATGGTATTCAAGGTGTGCAAGGCCTTACTGGTGCAAGCGGTACATCATCATCTATTTTTGAGTATCAAGCAGACACTACAACTCAAACACCTGTACCTGCCGCTGGCAGAATTATTTGGAATAATGCCACACAAATTTCTTCAACAAACATTTACATTTCTCATTTAACAGATTTCAATGTGGACATTGATTTTCTATTAGCAAACATTAAAGATAATGACATTTTCTTTATTCAAGATAGAACTGACTCTAACAATTATCAAGAGTGGGAAGTAAACGGCACACCTTCATCTGTTACTAACAGTTATTTCACTTTTCCTGTAACGCTTTTAGCATCAGGTGGAACAGGCACAACAAACTTTGCTAATAATCACAACCTTTCTCTCATTACTCAAAGCGTTGGTGTTCAAGGAGTTACAGGTGCGCAGGGTACAACAGGTGCGCAGGGAACTCAGGGCTTACAAGGTGTTCAGGGAACTGAAGGCTTACAAGGTACAACTGGAACTCAAGGACTTGTTGGCGCGCAGGGTCAGACTGGCGCACAAGGCATTGAAGGCTTGCAGGGTACTCAAGGAGTGCAGGGCGTAACTGGTTCTCAAGGACAAACTGGATCACAAGGTTTAGATGGTATTCAGGGAACTACTGGCGCTCAAGGCTTAGAGGGAATTCAAGGCCATGAAGGAACTCAGGGTACGACTGGTGCGCAGGGCTTAGAAGGTTTGCAAGGAACTCAGGGAACTCAGGGTATTCAGGGTGTAACTGGTAGCCAGGGAACAACTGGAACACAAGGCACACAAGGAACTCAAGGACTTGAGGGATTGCAAGGTGTTACAGGATCTCAAGGTACTGACGGCGTTAATGGTGTTCAAGGAACAACAGGTACTCAAGGTACAACTGGTACTCAGGGCATTGAAGGACTGCAAGGAATAACTGGTACGCAAGGTACTCAGGGGCTTGAGGGAATTCAGGGAACAACTGGATCACAAGGTACTGAGGGAATTCAAGGCATCACTGGTACTCAAGGCTTAACTGGATCTCAGGGAACTACGGGCGCAGAGGGTATTCAAGGCGTTCAAGGTACTAATGGAATTCAGGGCGCTACTGGAACTCAGGGAACAACAGGTAGCCAGGGAACTCAGGGTACTCAGGGAGTTCAAGGCACAACTGGACTTCAGGGATTAACTGGAACACAAGGTTTGCAAGGAACTTTGGGTACACAGGGAACTACTGGAACGCTTCCAACCGTTACATTTAACGCGCAAACAATTGCTTACACATTGGTTGCAGGAGATGTAAACAAATGGGTTACGCAGAGCGGTACTGCAAACATTACTGTTCCCGCTGGAACATTTAGCACTGGACAAGTTATTTATGTACAGCGCATTGGTGCAGGTGCGGTTTCTATCGTGGCAAGCGGTGTGACATTTACATCAAATGGATCTGCAAGCCCAGTGTTACGCGCTCAATACAGTTCTGCATCAATCCTTTGTACTGGATCTAACACCTTTACAATTGTTGGAGACATTTCCTAACGAACCCACAACATACCTACATCTGCGGTAGGGCGTAGGTTGGCTACTTTCCAACCGCCGTCTATCCACTCATCAGATGTAAGTTGATGCCAGGCATTTAGTTGATTGGTGTTATTAGATTGCATGTTGCCCCACACTTGCGGCTCTTGCAGATGGTTCACAATGTATTGCGCGGCCATCTCTCTGTAACCCAGGGTAAATAAATAATCTAACTGATCCTCATGTTGGTGCATGGTTTCAAATGTCCACTCAAAACAAATCATGCCCCCGTAATGGCGTGTCATGCCTTTCATCACTTGCCACTCTGCACCTTCAACATCAATCTTGATTAGGTCAGGGTTGCCGTATGTATCTGCAAGGGTGTCAATGGTGATTGTGTTTACTTCTACCTCACGGTGAGGCTTGCCTTTGTATGGCATGCCATCTTTGGTTAGCCACTCTTGGTTAAGCGAACTTAGGCCATCTTCATCTGCCTCATAAAACTTTAAGCGTTCGCCATCTTTGTCACTGACTGCCATTCTAAGAGGCACAACATTGGGGTTGTAGATGAAGTTACCAACTAACTCTGAAAACACGCGTGGAGCGGCTTCTAAGGCTATTACGCGGTATCCTTGTTTTAATCCTGCAAGCGTTGCATCACCGCGATTAGCACCAACATCAAATAGAAGCATTGCCTATCCTTTCAAGATTATGTTGCACAGCGGACTTGTATCCTGGGTCAATGTCCATTGCGTTTAAGCGACCTAGTATTTGGATACTTTCATCTTTACGCCCTATCCACCAAGCGGCTACTGCTTTTTCAAACAGCAATACATACTGCCCTTCATAACCAACATGGACAGGAAGCGGTGAATTAAGTTGATTATGCAATCCAATGTTTGCCCAGGTGTAGCACTCTTGCCATTGCCCTAAACGCTCATGAAACTGCGCCAAAAGGAAATAACCTTCAGGGCGGTATGGCAAATAAGCAACAGCCTGCAATAAACAATTGCTCACAGTGGCATTACGGTCATTTTGGTCATCAAAGCAATGGGCCGCTTTAAGAAGTGACGCATAAACTAAGGTTGGGTGTGTCTCATGGCCGTACTCTGCGGTGCGCAAATAGAAAGAAACGGCTGATGCTGTTTGGTTTTGCTTCTCGTACTCCACTGCCACATCAAAATTAAGCGCTGGATTAAATGGATCTTTAGATAGTTCTACGACTAACTGCTCAATTTTCATACGCAAGTGCCTCCATAATTAAATCCTCTACTACTGCCCCAGGTACTTGCAAGACAAATGCGGCGTTATCCTGGAAGCCAAATGACACCAAAAGGTTGCCGTTATGGACTGCCGCACCTACACAGAACTCAACGCGAGCATCTAAGAACGAGAATTCCTTACTTAGCCCTACAACATTGAGTTCCTGATCCCACACAACCAAGCGGTGACGGTAAATGGCATCTTTTTGCTTGAGGTAATTCTTAAATAGATCTACCTCATGGGTAATGGAGATGTACATGTTGCCCCACCGTATGACCTGGCTAGATCCGCGTTGATCCTTAGGCGCTGATGCTGTTGGCTTAACAAATACCTGCTCACATTCACCACTAAGCGGACTGGCATAAACTAATTCTGTTGGCATTGTCCATTTGATGAAGTGATAAGGCTTATCTAGGACAGGTATCCAATTCTTCTCACAGTAAGAAGTGTTAGGAGCAGGGGCTTTGATGCGCACACGCCTGACTTCTTTGACTGCCCAGTTATCCCAGTCAATCTCAATAAGGCTGTACTCCATGCGGCCTACGCCGTTGGTTGTGGTGTCACGGCGAACGCCTACTAAGTAATAATCATCTAACCACTGAACTACGCGGCAATCTTCTTCACCCACAAACTCCCAAATGGGTTCAACATCTAATTCAGATGTATCCACTTTGGCGTGGTGAGTCATTTCAAGATTATCATTGAGGCGGCACAAGTAATTGACCGTAACTAAGCGGCGATCCTTCTCAGGGTGCAGGTATGACAGTGGCCCAAATCGGCTAGGAAACTTCTGCTCATTTTCTGCGTGGTACAGCGTGTAATTAACATGGCGTAAGTTCACAAGAATGTTGCCCTTGTCATCAATAAAGATTGATGGGTTCATTAGCCCAGTGCCGCTAGTTAATCCGTGAGGGATTACCAGGGGCGCAAGTTTGCCACCGTGTTGAACTGCCTTCTCTACTAAGTTCATAATCCTTACAATACATGATGTTCAGAAAATCGCTATCATTGCAACACGCCTGATTTACAAGAGGCATAACAAGGGAGATACGCATGGGTCTGCGTGACCGTATCGCAAGAGCATTAGCAACTCAAGACATTGAAAAAGGCCCTAACCTGCCTGCGGGTGCTACAACAATTGGCACTGACGCACTCATGGCATCATCAGGTTTAGCAATGCAACAAACTTACGGCAACAATGTTGCTCTCCCACGCGCACCATTTAGTTCAACAGTTCCATTTGGCCCAGGAAATCCAATTATCCCTGGTGCGATTAACCCAATTAACCCTGCCACTGGCCGCCCTGAACCGCGCCGTTATGAGTACCAGGTTGCTCAGAACATCAACATTGTTCCAACGCGCTTAGTTCCATTTTCAACATTACGCGCCGCTGGTGACAGTATTGACATTCTGCGCCGTTGCATTGAAGTAACTAAATCAAAGATGAACGGTTTACAGTTTGACATTGTTCTTGGTGCAGACGCATCAGAGAAGATTGCGGCAGAGTCAGGTGGCGATCATGTGCGCGCTATGGCTAAGGCCCGCGAAAAGTACACAGATGAAATTAACCGCTTGCGTGAGTTTTGGGAAAACCCTGACAAGGCAAACGGATACACATGGAATGACTGGATCAACATTGCAATTGAGGACATTCTTGTAATTGATGCACTTGCTATTTACCCACAACCAACAGTAGGCGGAGATCTTTACGGTTTCCAAATCCTTGATGGTTCAACAATCAAACCACTCATTGATGACCGCGGTATGCGCCCAATGTCACCTAACGCCGCGTTCCAACAGATCCTTTACGGTTTTCCACGCTCAGAGTTTTCTGCAACAGAAGAAGATCCAAAGGCAGATGGTGAATTTACATCTGATCAATTGGCTTACTTGGTTCGCAATCGCCGCTCAACAACCGTTTATGGATTTAGCCCAGTAGAGCGAGCGCTACCACTTGCTGACATTTACTTGCGCCGCCAACAATGGATCAGAGCAGAGTACACAGACGGTGTAATGCCTGAACTTATGTTTACAACTGATGAAGATTGGGGAACTAACCCTGATCTCTTGCTTGCTTATGAGCGTATTCTTAATGATGACCTTGCAGGACAGACAGAGCAACGCAAGCGCGCTCGCCTATTGCCAAAGGGCTTAACACCTGTTGTTAATGAAGGTTATGGCGAAAAGTTCAAGGACACACTTGATGATTATTTAGTTACTTCTATTTGCGGACACTTTGGCGTACAACCATCTGAAATTGGTTTCTCACCAAAGGGCGGATTAGGTGGAGCAGGCTATGCAGAAGGACAAGCAGAAAACGGTGAAGCGCTAGGCATTGGGCCTCTTGCTAACTGGATCTCTAAGCAACTTACAAATCTTTCTTACACATACTTAGGTATGCCGCGTGAACTTGAATTCAAATTGCTTACATCAGAGCGCAAAGACACAGAAGAAAATGCGCGTAAGAATGAGATTGAAGTGCGCTCAGGTGGTAAGTCAATCAACGAGCGCAGATCAGAACTTGGTTTGCCGTTGCTTGATACACCTCAAGCAGACATGCCAATTATGGTTGCAGGTTCAAGCGTTCTTTTATTCTCACCTGATGGATTGATTGATGCGGCGGCGGCGGCAACAGCGCCAACACTAAGCGGCCCTGATGCAACACCTGATGCGCCTACAACACCAAATCCTCTTGAACAAAAACCTTCAACAGAGGTACAGCCTGAAGAAGATGAAGTGACTGAAGTAAAAGCATTTATGAAATGGGCGGCTAAGGGTAAGCGCGCAAGATTATTTGAATTCAAATCACTTGATCCAATTGTGGGAGATGCGCTCAACCGTTGTGCTTTTGATGGTGATTTAGATACTGCGCGAGCGCTGGCTAAGGCTTATCTAACATGATTGAGGGCGCTCTCAAGGCAGATGGGCGCTTAGCGGCAAAGAACGCAGTGAAGATTAGGGCGGCACTGCACCAGGTAACAGACTTCAAGCGAGTCTTTAACAAATACCAGGAAACAATGCCACAGCCTACGGATAACCCTACCCAGGATCGTGTGCGCGCTCGTTCATGGGTTTTGCTAAATGTGTACTTAAATGATGAACCGTTACGCAATGCCGTTATGCAGGCATGGGCTGAGGCTTATGTTTTGGGTGCTGTTGCCGCTAGTGAATGGTTAGAAAAAACCCGTATAGCAAACAAGGCTGATGACATTGAAATCAATTGGGATAAATGGCGGCCAGGAGATACGGCTACCGCTTTAAGAATTACTCCAACTGAAGGTTTTAGCAAATACTTGCGGACGGTAAATGCTGATAGTTATTTCAAAAATTTTAACAAAGAAACTGTTGAAAATTTAGGCACTGCGCTTTCTAATGCAATTACTCTAGGCTTAGACGCTGAAAGTGCCGCTGTAATGATTGGCAAGCATGTTGCAAATCCTAGCCGCGCTTTAACTATTGCCATCACTGAGCAAAACCGCGCTATGTCATTTTCAACTATTCAAAGATACCAGGCGGCAGGTTTGCAAAAAATGGAATGGGCCGTATCTGATCCGTGTGACATTTGTGCAAAGAATGATGGGCAAATAATTCAGATTGGGCAAACATTTGCGTCAGGTGACGCTCAACCCCCTGCTCACCCACACTGCCGTTGTGTGTTACTACCTGTAATTCCTGGTATGGAAGATAATCCCGCTGGCATTGATGGAACAGTTACAACCCCTACAACTGGTGCTGACGGTGCAATTTCAACTGAACCATTAGTGCCAACAGTTACATCATCAACAGAATGGCAACCAGTTGATGAAGCGGGTTGGATAGAAAGACAAACTAGATACAGAATTTCACGCAATCTTCCGCCGCCTAATTTATTTCAAACAAGCATAATTAGAGATCAGTTTAATGACGCAAGTATTATTCTTGAAAAAGGCAATGTTACTGTTTTGCTAGACAAAAAATTAAAAACCGTAACTGATGAAATGTTAGATGCGTTTTTAACAAACTTTGATGAGGTTTATGAAAAATTACCTGCCTGGCGCAAACTCAATCCTGATGGAACAATAAAAGATTTCTTGCTTTTAATTAAGGAAGGCGTGGAAGGCACTAAGGGTAATGTTAATGCTTACACTTATTTGGGTCATGACACTATTTGGTTTAGCGCTCAAACTGTTAGAAATGCAGTGAGCGCTCCTAGAATTTTGACAGAACCAGGAGCAGACATTGCAAGATACCGTTTGCCTAATGGCAATAAAACGCGTTGGAGCATGCCTGTTGCTTATGAAGTGAATGAAAACAAATACACTATTGCACACGAATTAGGCCATGATGTAGATAGCAATAGCAACAACCCTATGCGTGGCAGATTTGTAGGAGGGTTGCGCCGTAAGTATAAAGATGGCGATTTATGGAGCGCTTATGGAACTGAGAACGCTAAAGAAGCCTATGCTGAAGTGTTTGCTCAATGGCTTTTGGGAGAACAAACACCAGTGACTCAAGCATTTGCTGAACGCTTTGGTTGGAATTTGGGCTTACAAGAGTATTGGGATTTAATGCCCGATTACTTAAAATGGAAACCTTCTATGAGACAGACAGGACAGGGGTAACAATGAGTAATTTTATTGATCAAGTAGGAGACATAAATGATTACTCCAACATGCCCAAATTTGAGTTGCAACAAAGAGCAATCTTTGGTGATGCTAAGGCAGAACGAATTTACGCTGAACGCTACGGCAAGAACAATAAGAACGCTGAACTTACTGAGTTATTTGCAAAATGGGGCGCTTTAATAAAAGCAGACATTGAAAAGAACAACCCTAACCGTGACTCTAAGGGCCGCTTTACTTTTGGTGCAGGTGGCCCGCAAGGTGGAGGCGCTGGCGGAGCAGGCGCAGGAGCAGGTGAAGCAGGTACAGGAGAAACCGCAGAGGCTACTGATTACCGCGGATACCACACAGCGCCTAGACGCGCAGACGGGTTTGGCGCACCTGCAACTGATGTTGAAGAAATGATGCCTGATTTTTATGAACGCCCAAACATTTACACCACGGGTATGCCGCAAGCGGATAAAGAAAGCGTTTCAGCGCTTATGGCTATTAGAGGTAAACCTACTAAACCTGTAACTATTTATAGAGCCGTTCCTGAAGGCGTGGACAAAATCAATCCTGGTGATTGGGTAACAATGTCACCTACTTATGCTAAACAACATTTGCTTAGTAATTTAGAAGCAGGCCATGTAATTAGTAGAACAATTCCTGCGGGAGATTTATGGTTTGATGGTGACAGTATCAATGAATTTGGCTATGACCCAACAGATTAAAAACGCTTGTGTAACCAAAAATTGATACTCTTATGGTAAACGCGCAAAGGAGTAATCATGAGTGATGGCTTTGTACCACCTCAAGCAGTGCGCAGTAACGCTAAACGCGGTTTAGAACTTAGAGCAAAGCATGGCCGTGGCGGAACAGAGGTGGGCGTTGCCCGCGCCCGCGACTTATCAAACGGAAAAGCATTATCATTAGACACATTAAAGAGAATGAACTCTTACTTTGCCCGCCATGAAGTTGATAAAAAAGGCGAAGGCTGGGGCGTAGATAGTGCAGGTTACATTGCTTGGTTGCTTTGGGGCGGAGACGCTGGTAGAGCATGGGCTAAAAGAATTACCAGTGAACAGGAAAACAAGGAGAAATCAATGGCTAGTAATCTAACAACCACCTCATACTTTAGTATTGAGAAGGCTGACCGTAACGCAGACGGCACAATGACCGTTTACGGAAAGGCAACAGATGACTCACTAGACATTGATCAACAGATTTGTGACGGCGATTGGTTAAAACGCGCCATGCCCGCCTGGTTTAAGTCAGGTGGAAACATCAGAGAGCAACACAGCCAAATTGCCGCAGGCGTGGCTAAGGAGTATGAAGCGAAGGCTGATGGACATTACATTGGTGTATTAGTTGTAGATCCTGTTTCAGTTAAGAAGGTAGATGCTGGCGTACTCAAGGGCTTTTCAGTAGGTATTAAAAACCCACGCGTTGTACGCGATAGCAAAGCGGCAAATGGCCGTATTGTTGATGGGCAGATTGTAGAAATCAGTTTAGTGGATCGCCCTGCCAATCCTAACTGCCAATTGGTTTTGGCTAAGTCTGTTGATGGCGAAAAGGACTTGGTACAGGTTGAGGAATGGATTGAGAAAAAAGAGGGTGAAGAAAATTTCACTCAAGTAATTAAACCGCGTAAGGGTGAGCCTGCGGATAAAGAATTATACGCAGAGGTCATTAGAGCGGCTAAAGCAAAGTTTGATGTGTACCCATCTGCCTATGCAAATGCCTGGGTAGTACGCGAATACAAAAAGCGTGGTGGCAAATACAAGGCAGAGAGTAAGGAAAAAGGTTTACAATCTGACGGTAATTTAATTAAGGAGAACCCAATGGAAACAGAAACAATTGCCGTACCTGAGTCTATTTTGGGTGATCTTTTCAAGTTTGATAAAGGTGAGTACGAGCGCGCCCGTGAAGCGTTAGCAAATCTCATTTCTATTGAAGCGCAAGAAATGAAGGAAGGTCACAATGAACTTTCTTCTATCTCACATTTACTAGAAGCCGTTTCTCATCTCCATGCTTGGTATGAGGGCGAAGAAGCAGAGGGAGAAGTCATGGAAGAAACGGAAATTGAAATGGCAGTAAAGCCTGAAGAAAAAGAAATCATGCCTAAAAAGGGCGAGACATTAAAAGAATTTAAGGCGCGTTGTAAAGAAGCAGGCATGGCTGAAGGTTATGCTGAAAAGTGCTACAACAAATACATGGCCGCTGAAAAAGAAATAGAAGCATCTGCCGCGGCAACTGACATGACACCAACAGCGGAAACAGGTGCAAACCTAAACACTGCAACAATCATTCCTCCTGCGGATACACCTAAATCTGCGGAAGCAGAAGAAGCACCAGTTGCAGAAGAAGTTGCTGAAGAAGCACCTGCGGCTGAAGAAGTTACAGAAGAAGTTTCTGTTGATGAAAACTCAACAGATAAGTTAGAAGCCATAGTAGAAGAAGTGGTGGAGAAAGCAACAAAGGCTCTCAAATCAGAGATTGCCAACCTTGTGTCTGCAAAAGAGGCGGCTGAGGTGCGCGCAATGAGTTTGGAAACTGAGTTAGCAACCGCTAAATCTTTGGCTCTAGGTGGTGGCCCAAAGCGAACAGTAAGCCCAATAGATGTGAAAGCAACTAATGACTTGCTGACTAAGGCCGCTGTTTACAAAGAAAAAGCAAAAGCAACAACAGACATAACACTTGCTAAGGGTTACAAAATACTTGCAGATGAATACATTGCAGAGTATGAAAAAACCCTTGATAAGTAACCCAACCTAATCTCTGAAAGGAAACACAAATGGCACTTACACCTCCAAAGGTGGCCGATCTATTCAGTGATGCAACTCCTAAAGAAGCCGCAGAACGCTTTGAGGAATACTCAGGCGAACTCACAAAGAGTCTTTCACGCGCTTCACATGTTCCAGGACAAGCACCACAGGCAGATCCAATCTCAACACTTGAAGCACTAGCGGCTAACAAGTCACTTACAGGTGACGCTATGAACGGTTTGAATACTGCTCTAGCGGCTCAGCGCATGGCAATGCAGGACATTCAGAAGGAAATCACACTTACTTCTCCTTTGTCATCTTCATTTGCGGCGTTTGACCTTGAAGCACCTGCGAAGTTGCTTACACCACGCCCTACTCCACTCCGCAACCGTATTCCACGCAAAAAGGGAATTGGTACATCTCACCGTGTAAAGAGAATTCTTGGTTACACAGGTACAGGTACAGGCGGACAAGGACAGATTTGGCCTGGTATTACAGAAAGCACACAGAATAACTTTGCTGGTGGCGGTTCTACTCCACTTGAGTTAATCCGTGGCCCACAGATCTCCTACACCGCAGATGATTTAATCTTGCCTTACAACTCATACTCACTATCTGATCAGGTTTCATTTGATGCAAACTTCTCAGGTATGGGCTATGAGGATCTCCGTCAGTTGTCATCAACTTCTACTCTATACGCAACAATGCTTATGGAAGAACGCATGATGCTAATGGCTCGCGGAACTGCATCAGGTTACTCAGGAGCGATTGCCGCTCCAACAGCACTTGTTGCATCATCTCCTGCGGCAACAGGTTCACAGACTGCACTAGCGGCAGGCCTTTACTTCATCTACATCACCGCAGACGCAGGTATTTCTGCCAACGGTTTTGGTGAGTCAATTGTTTCAGCCGTTGCATCAGAGACAGTTGCATCAGGTGATGTTCTTTCTGTTTCCTTCACAGGATCAGTTGGCGCACTTGGTTACAATGTGTATGTTGGAACTGCAACAGGAACAGCAAACTGCAAGTTGGTTGGAACAGTAAAGGGCGGAACAACAGTTATTGTTCAAGGCGCTTCTGCAACTAACCTTCCTGCAAACAACTTTGCGTTCTCAACATCAGGCCCAGCGGCTTCACGCGCTAACGCTGATACATCTGCTTACGCAACTGGTTATGACGGAATTCTTCCAACAGTTCTAGGCCCTAACACTGGCTTCAACAACGCAATCAACAGCGCGTTCTCAACTGCTAACCCAGGTGTAGAATTCCAAGATGTTTTTGCTGAGTTGTATCAGAATGTAAAGGCTGATCCTGACATGGTTCTCATGAACGGAAATGACCGTAAGCAACTATCTGACGCAATCAAGAATGGCTCAACCGCTAACTACCGTTTGGTAATTAACAACCCTGGCGCAGACGGAACTACATACGGTTCTATTGTTACAGGACTTCAGAATGAAGTAACAGGCAAGGCAGTGGACATCATGGTTCACCCGTGGCTGAACTCAGGTGTTGCACCTGTTCTTTCATTCACATTGCCAATTCCTGATACACAGGTATCTGATGTATGGGCAAACTTCTTGGTACAGGACTACATGGGTATCCAGTGGCCAGTAACTCAGTTCACTTATGACTTCTCAACATACTTCCGCGGAACTTTCTTCTGCACCGCTCCTGCATGGAACGGCGCAGTTTCAGGAATTCAGCAAGCGTAAGTTACAACTTAATAAGAAGGGAGGGGTGCGGTGTAAAAGCCGCACCCTTTCCCAATTAACTAGGAGGCAAAAATGGCAAGATGGGTAGCACCTGACAGGGGTGTAAAAGAAACTGTTATTGGCGGCAAAAGTTATTTCACTGATCGCCAGGGTATTTACAATGTAGAAAATAAGGCACATCAGAGGGCAATGAAGGCTGAAGGATTTTTTGAAGCATCACTTAATCCAATTTCTAGTGATGACCGCAAGCGCGGATTTAGTTGCGTAGAATGTGGCTTTGAGGGCTGGTTTCGCAAGTGTGGGCGTTGCGGATACGAGTCACAAGAAACACCGCGAGATGGAGAATAAATCATGGCCGTAGGTATCACGCCCGACATTAGCAATGAGAACCCATACATCAGTGTGGCGGAATACAAGAACGCGCCAACGGCAATCAACTATGACATGTTGGTTGTGGGCGGTAATGCCGCGGCTCAAGATGCAGAACTGGCAGAAGTTATTTTGCGCGCTTCTTCATACATGAATGAGTACCTCAACCAAAATCTTGTGGCTAGTCAGTACACAGAAACACAACGCATACGCTATTCAGCATCAGGCGGGTACTACGCACTGCACCCATACAATGCGCCTATTGTTTCTCTTTCAGCATTTTATTACGGGGCAAACCCAAACCAGTTAAATGAATTACAGGATTGCTCAATAGCATGGTTTGAAGGGCAACAAATCATTATCCCTGGCAATCAAATTGGGTGGAACTACACATCTCAAGGCCCGCTTCAGTTTGGCGGTTCTATTGGGCAGAGCAATTACACATTTACAAAGTACACATACATTGCGGGGTATGCCAATACAGAACTAGCGGTGGCAACTCTTGCAGGAGATAGCACCCTAACCGTAGCCAGTGGAGTAGGTATTTTGCCAGGCGAGCAGTACCGCATTTTTGATGGTCAGAGAACTGAACGCGTGACTGTTGCAAGCAACTACACCTATGGATCAACAACAGTTCCTTTAGTTGCTCCAATGCTCTTTGCTCATGGTGTTGGCGCGACATTTAGCAACCTGCCAACTGTTCTCAAGCAAGCCTGTATTTTAATTACAACCGCATTTATTAAAATGCGTGGTGATGCTTCAACTACTATGGCTTACACAACCTCACCCGCAGGAAACATTCCTGGTTCAGTGCGCTACGGCAGTGACATAGCCGTTGCCCTAGACATGGTGAACAAGTACCGCAGGATTAGATAATGCCTGCCGTACCTATTCTTACAGGCCGCAACGCGGTACGCCAAACACTATCTTTATTTTTATCCAATCCGCGCATCACAAATGTCAATCAGGTTTTTACATCTTTTCCAAAAATCATCAACTACCAGGTAAACGCTGAACCAGGACAAGCCACAAGAGCGGCCATTGTTGTTTACATTGCTGATGAGTATGAAACCCGTTTGGCTATTGGTGGAGCAACTAATGGTTGGAAGCGTGTGGATTACACCGTAATTGTTCAGATTTTCTGCATTTCTTTTCATAGAGAGGCAGAAGATGTTATGACTGACTTTGACACAATCGTTGATAACATCAAAGAGCGCTTAAGGTCAGATCATAACTTTGGCGATCCAACAGGTAATTTAGTTTGGCAAGGTGCAGAGCCAGTTATTCAGGCCCGCTATGGAGAACCTTCTACTGAAAAAGAAGGCGTTACAGAAATCTTTGCTGAGATACAATTTCCCGTAACACAGATGATCCAGGCATAAGGAGCATGATGAAGTACAAATACAACGGAACTGATGAACGCGTGTTCCCTAGCATTGGGAAAACTGTAAAACCTGGTGATGAGTTTGACGCACCTGAAGGATTTGTAGCCGCAGATGTAATTCTTGCGGGCGCAAAGCCAACAGTCACAGAACCAACAAAACCAATAGAAACAACAACAACTATGTCTGCCGCGTCAGACAAGAAACTAGGAGCGTGAAATAATGTCTGTTCAACAGTCCGTACGCTCGTACTTAGGTATTGCTAAAGAAGCAACCCGCGGTACGGCAGTAGCACCAACCGACTTCATTCCAGTAATGAAGGACTCATTAAAACCAGTGGACATTGTAGATCCACTTTATGACACAGGCTTGCGTGGCTCAAATGTATTAAATTACAATTACATTCCAGGCCGCACACGCTCAACCGTAGATTTTGGTGGCGCAGTATTTGCAGACACCGTGGGCTATGGCATTGCAGGACTTCTTGGTTCAGTAGCAACTACTGGCGCGTCCGCACCATTTACTCACACAATCTCACTATTTAACAGCCTTGCATCAGGTGGAGATGTTCAGCCAATTTCTTACACATTGACTGACTTCTACGCCGTAGATGTTCGCTCATACCCTGGTTGCCAATTCTCTGACTTCTCATTGAAATTCAATGCAGACGGCATGCTTGAGTATGATGCAAAAAGCACTGGTTTCCAGTCTGAAACTGTTTCAGATCCAACACCTACATTCTCAACAGTTCTACCTACACCAGTGTGG